GATTTTAGCGATTTTAACGGTTTAGGGTCGTTAGCCGAAAAAACACGAATACCCATAAATAATTTGTACTATTATATCACAAGAGCATAGTTTTGACAACACAAAAAAATACCTACCCTTTTGGGGTAGGTATCTTAAGTTTTAATTAACTTTTTGCTTTTAGCTGGTCAACTTCTGCTTTTAGTTCTTTAATAGCTTCAACTAATAAACCTAACATATTACCATAAGCAACTGTTAATGTTTTTTGCTCATCACTTAGTGTTATTATAGCCTCTGGAAGGACTTTTTGTACTTCTTGCGCTATTAAACCTGTCTGTCTTGATGTAGAAATATCGGTTCTATCGTAGGTAATACCAGTTAATTGCATTACTTTATTTAATGCATCTTCTATTTTTAAAATACCAGTCTTAATTCTAATATCAGAAGGAACTGTAGTACTTCCGTAAGCTGTGACGTTACCAACAATTAAAAAGTTACCTCCAGGAGCTATATGTCCGCTATACACTCCATTATTAGTAAAGTTTGTATAGCCGTCTGCAGTCCAGTATATGCCGGTATCCGTACTACCATCAGCATTGAAGGATATAGATGGTACGGTAGCACTACCGCTAGATACTCTTATTTGATTTGAGAAAGTTTTAACACCTGCAATGGTTTGATCACCAACGGTATATACACCATTAGTGACTGAACCAGCACTAGTAGCACTAGTGGCACTAGTAGCAGTACCAGCATTGCCAGTAATACTAATGCCCCACGTACCAGTAGCATTAGCGCCAGATACGCTAGGAGCTCCCACCGTATTGTAGCTAATAGTAATTGCCGCACTTCCATTAAAGGTACTACCACTAGCTACGCCTGTACCAGCATTATTTATAGTTAAAGCATTGTTTAAGTTAATACTAATATTGGCGGAACCATTAAACGATACTCCGTTTATGGTTCTGGCTGTAGTTAATTGGTTAGCAGTTGTTGCAGCCCCACTTATGTTGATTGCATACGTGGATGCTAAGTCCGCCCAACTTACGCCGGACCATTTCTCCCACTTACTACTAGCAGAAACCCAACGTATCGTACCAGTAGCTATATTAGTAGCAGTTGTAAGAGCTGGATCAAAGCCTATGGAAATATCATCCATACGCGCATCCATTTCAGTTACGAAATTGGCGTATGTACTTGTTAGAGTTGGTAAATTATGATTTGCCATTTTTAATAGCCCTTAATTTGGTAAGAAGTAGTTGATGCTACAGCTGCTCCTGTTGTAGGAGTAAAGCTGTATATAATCATACTATTTGGATAAGTAGTTACATCGCCGCTAGTATTTGCTACAGTTACATTAATTGTATAAGAATTAACACCTATTACACTTTGTATAGTATATATGCCTGAGATACCATTTCCAGTTGTAAAGTAAAGTCTAACTTTTTGCCCTACAATTAAGCCGTGATTAGCGGCTGTTATAGTTGCTACATTAGAGGTAATTGAATAAGTTCCTGTAATAATAACATCTTTAAAGTCATATACAGACAGCACTGGAGTAGTTCCTGATGGTGTAAGAATAATTGACTGTATGTCAATAAATTCTGTTTCAAAATTAACAATTTTTCCAGTCGAAGGAACTTCTACATAGTTAGCTTCTGTTTTTTGCTTAGAATCTAAACGTATGCGTAAGTCGCTTATTTTTCGTATACTACCTATCGTATTTTGAGATACATTTATACGTATTTTTACAAATCTAAAGTTTGTAGCAAATCCGCTTATACTGCCAATAGTAGTATAAGTAATACCATCGGAGCTAACATATATTGTAGTAGAGCTGGTAGTGCTACCTGCTATGTCTATTTCTATGCTATTTAGTGTTATTTGACTACTAGATAGTATAGTGCCGTAATCAAAAACTTCTTCATAGAACCCGCTAGTAGTTCCTGGTTGTATAAATACTGGGTATCCTGCGGCTACTTGTGCGCTTGGAGTATTCCAACTATTAGACGTAAAGTGTCCGCTCCAAGTTTCTGTAATATTTACTGGTAAAAATAGATCTCCTGCATAGGACTTGGCATTAGACAAAGTACCGTTTAAATTAGAAATAAACTCAGCTGCAAATCTAAAATCAGGCGGTTGCGACACAGTAGCAGGTATCTTAACTGGCTCAGACTCGCGGTCGTCAGTATCTACAGCTGCTAGCCAGTACACAAATTCTCCGCCACTTAGTTCACTAATACTGGTAAATTCACCACTTTTTGTTCCTAACACAGTTGCTGTTTCCCAGGTGCCTGTGGGCTCGCTTCTCTTAATTAATACGTGAGCAATTGGTAAACTAGTTTTAGATCCATTTATCCAGTATAGTAATACGTTATTATCAATTACTTGAGCTCTGTAATTTGTTACTGGATTAGGCGCTAGTTTAGTAATAAATCCAATATATCCACTGGATTTATTACCATGTATATCTACAGTTTTAATAGTGAAAGACCTATTACCTACCCAGTTTGCTGGTAGTGTAATCGTATTTGACTTAACTGTATTTACTATGGTTTCTACGCCATTTAAATAAGTTATTTCGTAGTAGGCAACATCAAATTGCTGTGAAGTTACTTCCGTCCAAGTTAAAATAATTGTAGCATTAGTTAAAGACGTATCGTAATACGAATGCTCTAAGTTTGATATATTTTGTAAACTTGTAGTATTAAATGTAGTGCTAGCAGGTAACACACTGTAGTTACCTGAACTATCTACTGCTTTTATATAGTAAGTGGTTGATCCATTACTTATATACTGCGTAAAAGCACTTACGCTATCACCAAAGAATAGTCTATTATTATTATCTAAACCCCACTCAGTATTTGCTCTACGAATCTCATATGTATAAGTATCTGGCTCTAAGTTCTCGTTCCAAGACAGTTTTATTTGTCCACTAGATCTATCAGCTTCTGCTTTAAATCCTGTTACCTGTGCTGGAGGATTACTTTTTCCTACTACAGTATGTGTAGAGTAGGCCGTCCATTTACCTGTTTTGCCAGTATTGCCGACATAACGCATACGCACCTTATACTGTTTAGGGTACTCTACATCTGGTAAATTTGCAGAACCTTTTTCAACAGGTACGGTAATAATTTTTGCATTAATAGATGACGTAGCATCATTAAGATCATACTCTACTTGTACTGACTGTGTATTACTGGGCAAATCTGCTGCATTAGTATAAGAAACGTTAATATTATACTTAAAAATACCTTTAGCTATACGCTCCATTACGGACTCATCGCTTACAAAACCTTTTATAGTAGGTATTTTATTTCCAAAACCATCTGTTTGTAAAATTTGTGGTAACGATATCTGAGACTCAAATACAGTACCGGAACTCAAACTCAGATAGTCAGTAAATATATTATATGTGTCAGTAACACCATAGTCTATTAAAGTTATACGAGCTGTATTATTGGTTGACGGTTCTATGGATAGTACAATTAAGTCTTGAGATTCTTGACCCAACTCACCAAACAAGAACAAATCTCCAACATCGGCCTCAGCCGCAGTTGTAGAAGCTGAAAGCTCTATTGTAGTATAATACCCGTCTATAAGCTTAGGCAGTACATTGCGTGTAACAGAAGACCCAGTTTTACTTCTAAAACGTATAGTGTAAGTAGTACCTGCCTTTACAGGAACGGCTTCATCTAGTTCTAAAGCAATGTTAGATACTCGATTTTTAACCCTGCCGCTGCCTAAACCCCACATAGGTATATCGTGAGCTACTTTTACACGATCACCTCGGTTACATACTAGGTACTCAAGATCTGTGTTTAGCACGTAAACTTCAGGACGTAACTTCATTTGAGCCATGTGCCAGCGAGCATGATCAATTACAAGAGATTTTTTAGTTACTCCAGGTAAGGTTATGCTTTCAAATAAACTAGCGTTACCAGTATTTTTACCTTGGTCGTACACAATAATTTCTGCTTCTTGATAGTCCTCAGCTTCATCGTAATAAGTAACACGTAAACCATCTGGACGTTTTGGTAGTGCTTTATTACCTTCAAAGCCCCAACTATTGTGAGGTGTAAAATGCTGTACTACATTTGTACGCGGCTCATCAATAATAACAGACCATTTACCATCAATTAAGGCTGGGCTTGCACGTCCTGCAGCACAAATATCTCGCAGTACTTCCAATATACTACGTTGGCTGCTTAAAACATTATTATACTCAAACCCTTTTGTTTGGCAGTAGGTATAAAAATACTGTAGTTGTGTTAAATTAATCTGTGAATATGCATCTGTAACTCTACGTGGATTAGCTGGATGCTCTAATACGTAACGCATTAAAGATGCTGGATTGCTACTAGCTCCATCTACCCAACCAGTACCGTTCCAAACTTTACACCAAGTTTGTACAATTGCACTAATGCCCTCTAAACTACCATTTAATTGCTCTGACGCCTGTATTTTAAATGCTGTTTTAGCTATTGTTGCTCCAACTGGATCTACTGCTGGAGTATTATTTCTAACAAACGTTATGTTTTGTAGTATTGATTCAAAGTAATATCTACGATCAGGATTATCTTCTACATTATCTCCAGTTTGTCTACGAATACGTATAGCTAACTGATTTTGATTAAAGGAGTATGATTTAGTAAACGTAAATCCGTCTTTTTTAGCAGTATCACCACCCACAGTGAATTCATCTAAAAATGTATAAGATACTCCAGCATTAGTAGAGTATTCTATTCTAAACTGAACCCCTACTGCTGCATAATCGCCAGCACCGTCCCCCTTAACTTTAACATATCTTAAACCTTGTGGAAAATGTAAGTCTACCCTTACCTGACTAACAGGTACTGGAAGGTTGGTAGCAACGTCATTTTCAACGTTAGTGCTAGCATTAGCCCAAAGACCTGGAGTTACGGCTCCTTCAGGATTTCCTTCACAAACTAAAACTCCAGCCTGTATTGGCGGAGAATAGTCTTGGCCGTAAATACGGTTAAAGTTTTGTAAATCTATGGGAGATAAATTATTTATTCTGTCTAACGTATATATCTCATGTTTTGGATAGCTTGATAGTGGTACTCCGCCAACACGTAAGGTGCTTGCATCTATATATAGAGGACCATAACCCCAAACTAATAGCATCGACAAAAAGCTATCTCGCTCATTTTCAAAAGATAAGTAGTTATTTGAGCCTGTTGGTGGCGTTATTCTAAGTTTACCCAAAACAACTGGTATTGAGCCATATGGATTTGGCCTATTTTGACCACCAGCTATCATTTCTTGGCGTACAGCCGTACCTGGATCGCGCGGATCAGCAGGCGGACGTATTGGAGCTATAGCATTAATTAGTGCACCACCAACAATCATTACGCCAGCTGTAGCTAAACCTGCTAAAGCTGTTGAGCCAGCTAATACCCCTGCGGCTGTGGTAGCAGTACCAGCAGCACCTACAGCTACACCAATACTACCACCTAAAGCAGCGTTTGCTAAATATGGGGCGTATACTGCAAGGGCTACAATTGCAATTGTTCGTAAAGCTTCTTTACCAGGTACGGCTCTGTATTCGATAACATCACCTAACTGTACTACACGGGTTGGCCAAGATTCTTGAGGAATTACGGCGCCATTAATAAGTACACTAATACAGCTTTTTAGCTCAGGCTGAATATCGTACTCTTCGCAAATATTTAGTACAACTTCACTTACACGAGTACCTGGCACAACTGTAGTTAGGTAACGCTCAGTTTTTAGTGGATGAGGTACTGCGTTCAGTACAACATTAGCACTTTCAGAATACTTATAGAATCCAACAATACGTTTAGACCATTTACCGCTTTCTAGTGACTCTATAACACTATCGCGACCTTCTCGAACGTGAATAAAATGTGAACTATCTACAACTATACCAATGTGTGATTCAGTACCAAACATTCTAAATATTACGGCACATCCAGCTTCTGGTTCCGCTGAAGTTTCCCAGCCCTCTTTGTATTGTGCAAATAATTCACCGATTCTAACATCGTCGCTTAATTCGTAATCTGAAACAAAGCTTGGTAGGTTAATATCGTATTCTTGTTTGTATATTAAGCGGACTAAACCCCAGCAGTCTAGCCCCGAAGTGTCTCGTCCTTTTTCTTTAAAAGGAATACCAATGTATTTTTCAAAGTTCATGTAGTTCCTTTAAAACATTCCAGGAAAGTATCTGGGGGTAAACGAGTGCATAGGAAAAGGCTCTCGTTCATAATCAATCATAGCTAAATCAGCTGTAACTGATTGCGCGTTGTAAGTAAAGTTATTTATATAAAAGTACGAAAACGAAACTTCCACTATATTTGGAGTTTTTGCCAGCACTAATTCTAATTTAATACGAGGAGGGGCAGTAATAGTGCGTATAACCGGAGTAATGTATCTAGTAACATCGTTTAAAACAATAGAACATCTTGGGGCTTGGGCTTCGTCTTCGCTAGGTAACGATAATTGCATCGGTATAAACGTATAGTCAAACCCATTACTGGTTACACCATAAAGCACTTCATCGACAGTTTCTGATATACGGCCTGTAAACCCATCTGCTAGTCTAGCTAACACCTCGGACTCATTTAAAGGATTATAAATTGTTAGAAGGGTAATTAGATCATCGTCAGAATCTGGGGAGAATACAGCTTTAATGGCCGAGGCCGACATTGACGTTAAACGACTCATGGTAATATTTCTAGTTGTAAGTTAACTGTCCAGTACCCTGGAGCTAAATAAGTAAACGAGTATAGCTGGCCATCACCTTGTGGTACTATACGTGTTTCCACTACAGTACCAAGGCGTGGGTGTGTAAACCCAAAACGAGTGGTACCACTTAAAGTATCTTTTACAAACGTCTCTAATGTTTGTGTTTGTTCTGTGGTCATTACAAAAGATACTTGTAGTCCTTGTGGGCGTTGACCACGACGACGTTGCTTGGCTGGACCAGCATCCATTGGAGTTCTTAAAACAATAACTCCACCAGTCTCCGTAAATCCTTTTTGCGGAGACTGGGGTAGGGATGTTGGCCATATGTAAGAATAGGCCATATTTTATCTCCTAATTAGTTGAGGCTTTAAGCCAAATGTGCTACCAACAGCTTTCTGTGATGAGCTGCCGCTACGAGCAATTTCTCCAGCAGTCATGTCGCCAATAGTAACCTCAATCTTGCGATTGCCGCGAGAATCTGTGGTTTCTTTAGCGTCTGCTTGAACCGTAGAATAATTGTTAATAACAACTTCTGTGTTACCGCCGCTGTTACCGCCTGCACGAACACCTAAGTTACCTTGGCTATCACGTGTAAGAGGCATAATAGCTTCTGGACCTGCTTCACCCATTAAACCGGTACCTTTGGCAAACTTGAATAGTGTTGGTGAATTTACTATTCCGTTGGTAAACGTACCACCTTGTGCAAATGCTTGTAACGTATGGTCAAAAGCACCGCCTTTGGCAAATAACTGTCCACCACTAGCCGCTAAAAATTCTGCCGATGATTCGGAACCTGTCATTGTTGTAGCATTTACTCCAGTAATTGCTTTAGTCAAGAAATCACCGATTCCAGGACGTAGAGCTGCCCATATATTACTAGTAGCCATACGTAGTTCAATACGAGCTATTTCTGCAATCATAGAATTAGCTAAATCACTGAAACTGAACTTACCTGTTTTCGCAAACTCTAACATAGCATCTGCCATATTTTCAAAAGAGTTTTTAAACACTTGCTCATACTTCACCTGTCTTGAAGACAGGCTTTCAGTAATATTAGCCGAGCGTAGCTTATTTTGGTAATCTCGT